GTAACTCTGCAACGGTAATCTTTGTCTTATCGACAATCTTAATACCACCGTCACCAACCGCCATTATTCTTCACTCTCCTTCTTTGAAGCCTTCTTAGCCTTCTTAGGAGTAGCCTTCTTCTTAGGAAGTCTGCGAATGAATTTTAGTGCAACGCTTTTGTTCTCAAGTTTTGATAGAACTTCTGCGGAAGCCTCATCAACTTCATGCCCAAGAGATTCTGCTAGTTCTATAAAACTCATTTAATCACCTCAAGCGTCATACTGAGTGTTTGAAAGTGAAGTTCCTTCTGCTGTTACAGTCATACAACCTCTGTCATCATCGAACAAAGCAACGAAGTTTACGGTCATTGTGTTAGTATCACGACCACTTACTGATGCTTCGGGAGCCTCAAATCTTATCTTTTCAAACTGAAACAGTATAAAATCTGCTGCTGCTTCATCCTTCAAATAAAGAGTAAGAACTGGAGCAGCACCATCATTGTATTCAAGACCGTCAGCAGCAATTAAACCATCATAAGTAGGCTCATCCACACTACTTGTGTAAATTACCTTATTGAACTCAAGAGTTCCAGTAACTTCACGCCGTTGTGCGGGAGGTGCGCGACCATATGTGCTATTACCGATAGCATAAGCATTATCTGTATCACGGTTTAGGTTAATATCAAAAGAAAAGGACTTAACTGTTGCTGATGCCCCCGGTGCGCCCGAAGACCCATCATCGAAATTAACTACGCCGTTAGCAAAGTATAGTGAATCAAGAGCAGCACCATCAAAGGTAGGAGTGGCGAGACTTGCAGTTGCCGATTCTGCTTTTCCAACAAAACCAACAGTCATTGTAGCATATTCTCCAACCGAAGCACTAACGCTTAATGTGTTAGTCATCATACCAGTAAAAGTGTGTTCTTTTTCTTCACGCCCAACGCGAACAGTCCAAGAAGGATAAACACCAGCAGATGCGCTTGTAAGAGAAGGCTCTGTTAAAACGTGCTTGTAAATTGAACCAGATGGGTTACTTGTTGTGTCTTGTGGGAAAAATGAGTATAACATATTTCCTACGAAATCATCTACCTGCATAGCAAGGTTAATGTCGCCTTCTGAGTATTCAGTTCCGGTTACGGACTTTGCACTGATAGGTCGGCTCATATCCTCGCGGGTCATGAGTTCAAAGTTATGCTGGATAGATTCGTCGTCCACTTCTCCATAAACAGGAGTTCCAGAAGGCTCTGTCCCATAAGTGGATTCTTTTTCTATTGAGACATAGCGATTCAGAAATTCTACCATAGGTTACACCTCGACGGTAGTTGTTGATTCTCCGATTGATTATTAAGCATTCGCACCTATTAACGGTGTCGCATATCGATTCTACGCATATATGTTAGTTCCATCCGGTGTACACAAACAAAATCATCATTATCCATACGAGGGCTAAATTCAGCAAGGTATGAAATAATACTATCAGTGGTTCCTTCTACCCCTGTGTTGGTGTAAAGTTCGTCAAATATTTCACCAATAATGTTTAGACCAAGACGATATGCGTTCTCATAATTAGTACCCTTCGTGGTTACAAAAATCATAACGTCATAGTTCTGTGTTATCTTCGCTCCGCCCAAAGATTCAAATTCAGGCGACCCCAAATCTTTTATCATAACATGAACTGTCGGAGGAGACAATCTGTTGAGCATATCCATAGAAAGGTCATACCCGTATATTATTGAGGAGTTGGCTACCTGTGTTTTTAAGTACATACGTGTGCTGTTTTTTATTTGCTCTACTATACCAAGACCCATACGAGCCAAAACATCTTGAGCAAAATCAGATGTCAATAGTTCGTCAGGACTAAAAGCACCAAGACCTGTATAGTAGACTGAACCCCAATCTACTGTGCCGGAAGAATTACCCCATCGCACATCTTTACCAGAACCACTAGCAGCAGTTACAGATAGATAGTGTGTAGCACCATCATCATCTTCAATAATCTCACGCATATACAGCCTAGCATTACCACTAGCATCTAGTGTAAGGCGTAATATTACTGCTACTGGATTGTCCTCAGTCAACGCTAAATCAAGGTCTGGTGTAGTAGCGGTACTAGCGCCAACAAGGTCTAACGTAGATGAGTTACCTTTCGCTCTTACTTCTACCCTGTAATCACCATTATCAAGGCGCATAAGGACTGCGCCATCGCTAGGCAACGCTCCTGTATTTGGGAACTTTAGAGCGGCTACTATTGTGTAGTCGTCTGTCGTAGGAGTTTGTAACCAATAACCGTTGCTAGTGATTCTCCAGTATTCTCCACTGGCTGCGCCACCACTACCGCTCACAGACCAAGATGTATTGAATGTTCCTGTCAAAGCGGCTGGATTTGTGCCGTTCATACGGCTTGTCCAGTATTGAGTCTTGGTTGCGATAGTCATTATATCTCCACCTTATCAAATGCTTTACGAAGTGCTTCGGGTATTTCTCTTTCTAGGTTTTCTGGTATGTTTTTCATCGCCTTTTCTAAAAACGCAGATTCGGCTGGTCTAGGAGGTAGTTGTTTTCCGGGGCTAAGGAATATTTTTTTACCCACTTTTTTAGCACCCTTTACAAATAAACCAGTGTCCGGTACTGTTGCGCCACCAAAACCCTGTGCCAAAATAAGGGCTATATTACCACCCCTACTACCTTTCACACCAGTAAAGTTTTCACCAGCACCGAAACGAAGCGTAGGTAAATCTTGTTGGGAATCACCTACAATTTCAAAATGTACTTCGTCTGCAACTTTATTGTAAATATCGCCACTAGCGGTACTTCTAGTCATCAGCCTACTTTTTGTGTTATTCACTTCTCGTTGTCCAGCCTTTTTCATAACTTTAACAATTTCTTCATGTGCTTTTTTCCCAAACTTCTGTAAATATCTTTTACTTATTTTTCGTACATCAGTAAACTCAAAAGCAATCATTTAATCACCTCAATCCACTGAACCGAGGTGTGCTAGGCGTACTAGGTTGTTAGTACCTCTTTCGCGTAATGTAGTACCTCTCATTCCGCCTTCACCGCCTGTTGTTTGGAATGTTGATTCATCCTCGTAATAGTATGCTGCTGATATGTCAGCGCAAATCTCACGCAGTACGTGAGCCTCTTCTCCTTCTTCCACAGTAACGCCGGAAGCATGGTCGAAAGATATACCTGTAACTCCTGTAAGGTTGTTGGTGGACTTACCAGTCCATGCGAATGAATCACCATCGACGTTACCATTCCCTGCGCTGCTAAAGGCAGTTCCGCTTGTTAGGATAACCGTGGTAGCACCAGCAGCAATAGCACCGTTTAGTGTGGTACTTGCTATCTCGCGTGATGGTACATCTCTACCGTAATCACGATAGGTTTGGTCTATGTCGATTGTAGCCCTACGGATTGCAGCAGTTATGCGTGTGGTGGCGCGTGTACGTTGCTCACTGTTAAGACCTAGACGGGAGCCTACGTCTGCAACGGAGCAATAATAAGCCATTTACTTATTCCTCCTCTGGAAAGTAAAGGTCTAACCATTCTAAAAGATAGCGAGGATTATTCTGCATCCTTAGCATCCTCCACCGCATCAGCGATTTCTTCAACCTTGTCGGTTGCTTCGCTTACGGTGTCAAGGACTTCTTCAAGACTAACTTTGCCGTCAGCCATGACGCTTTTGTATTTATTCAAGCCCCATGCACCTGCACCGACTACTAACATTATTACTGGAATCCAAACTTCTAAATCGCTCATTTTTCTCACTCTCTATCATACACTATTTGCTTAACTGCCGACAACGGAATCACTGTAAAAGGTCTATCTGCACCCGGCCTGTATATCTTGTAGCCATGTGGTGTTTCTTCAATGTTTACATGGGTAAACGATTTTTCAGGCGGTTGATATACTATTTTTCCGGGTCTTTTTGTCATTGGTTCATCCACTCCGTAAGTTGTGAGTCTGTTGGCGCAGTACCAAGGTCAGAAGGCCATGCCCTGCGTATAAAAACAGATTCGTTATTTGTCGCATCCCAACCGACCACACCGTAAAGCACTTGGTCAAGTGTAGGATATTGTTCTGCCAATACTTGTTGTAATGTTTTACTCATACTCCATACACCCTTTGAATTGCGAATTGCGTAAAATAAATTGTTTTAGTAGAACCAATGTTCTGATAAACCGCTAAACCTACTTGGTCATTCTGTGATAAGGTTAAATAATACTGCACAGGATTTATGTCTCCACCATCACTGTTACCTGTAAGACTAAATGTAGCCCCTAAAGCAGCAGAGCCACCACTACTGTTTTGTGTAATTCTAGCGATATAATAAGTATTATCGTCACCAGCCCATGAAGAAAAACCTACTGCCGCAGACACAAAGTAAAGGCCGTCTGCTGGTATGGTATAAACCTTTTTAGTTCCACCACCTGCGTAGTTAGGACCGTCTGATGTAGAGCCTACTAATGGAGTACCAGCCAAACTTACGTCTGTCCATGAGCCACTAGAAATGTTATGAGTTCCTGTATGTACACCAACAAACTCAGTTACCATAGTACCTGTACCGGGCGCACCAGTAAGTATGGTAGTAGCCACATCAGAAAAAGTAACAGTTTTTAGATTATCACTATCATCTGTATCTTGGATAAGTATTTCGTCATTTAGAGCGGGAGTTACGCTAGTAATTGTCATACCATCTAATGCTGATTTAACATTAGTAGCATCGGTAACATCTGCGCCATCTTCAACATTAGCAATAGTGCGAATGTTAGCACCTGTGAGTTCTTCAACATCTCCAGCACCCGAAGTAATCCTACCTAGCACCCTGCTTGTTGCTGATACGTGTTGCATCTTTGCATATGTTACAGCCTCGGCAGCAATAGTCGCCGCGACGGAGCCTGTTCCACTCGCGGTTACATCTCCTGTTAGTGCGGTAATACCACCGCCGGAGCCGAGGCTAGTATCTGTCCCGTTTTCGTCAGTAAAAATAAGAGTATTTGGTGTAGTTGTTTTAACCCATAAAAGACCGTAACCACTACCGGGAGCAACAGGATGGTCACTTCCTTCGGTAATTTTGATACCTCTATCAACGTGTAAGTGGTCTGCCGCAAAAGAAAGGTTCGCATCTGTACTTAGCACATTCATGTCATTACCTATAAGAATACTACTTTTTGTAACACTTTGGAGTCCAGTGCCTCCTTCTGGTACACCAAAAAACGGGCGTGGGTCTAATGAAGAGTAAATTCCATCAGCGACTTGTACGAAATTCCAAGTGCCTTCAATAGTAGGTCTTTTTACGCACCTTACTTCGCTTCCGGGGTGTTCTGCCGGACCTACAAAAATCCCGCCCTCTTCTATTGTTAATGAGTTACAAGAAAGAATATGACCAGAATCTAAAAGGCACTGTGTTCCATCGGTATCTCCCTTTGATATGATTACATCATGGTGTTGTGCATTAAAATTAGCACCGACACCAAAATTAGTCTCGCCGTTTGCCGGAAATCTGTACGCCGATGCGCTTTGCGGGACAAATGTACAAGTGGAACGGTATGCGTACCAATAGTTACTACTTATTGTTAGCGAACCACCAAACTTAAATTTTTTGAGAAAATCATTAGAAACAGGGAAATATGTAGATGATGACTTTCTTACTTCACAAGTGGAAGATACAGTTACATTTAACATATCTACAAGAGCATACGTGTTAAACGGTAATCCATAAATAAGAGCGAGAAAAGAAGTACCACTAGCAGCAGTAAAAGACATATTAGGATAAACACCATCATCCAAAATAATATCTACGGTGTCTGCTGTGTTAAAAGTATAAGTTAGGTTTGACCTAGATGACGGATTTATAAACACGCCCAAAACATCGGTGTTAAGGTCGGTATGTGAAGTAGAATCTATTTTTACATAAGATTCTATGTTGCCTGTAAACGGAATAGTCCCTGTAAAATTAAATGTAAAGGCGGCAGTAGCGGCTAATACATTTGTTTTTTCTATGATTAAGCCAGCAGAAGTTAAGTTAAGGGTTCCGGTTGCGTTTATAATCCATATTTGGTCAAAAGTATCATCTATTTTAACGCCCTGTACCGTAGCGATAGCCGACGCATCCCACACGCAATCTGCTGCGGCAGTTGAGTTGAATACCA